GAGTGGGAAAAGTATATGAACTGGGCAGATCTTGTGTTCTGTACCGACAATACATTCTACATTCATGGCTTAGAACGTTATCGTGATAAAGGATACCCGATCATTGGCCCATCTATTGATACTAATAGGTGGGAACAAGACCGAGAACATGGCCGTCAGGTTATGGAGAAGGCAGGTATCAAGACTATCCCTAGTAAACGATTCAGTAAGTATGACGAAGCTATTAAATACGTAATGGAAAACCCAAAGCGTTATGTCTCTAAGCCTATTGGTGATGGAGATAAAGCTATGTCTTATGTATCTAAGTCAGCTGCTGACATGGTATACATGTTACAGTACTGGAAGAAGAAGAACTCCTACAAAGGAGAATTCATTCTACAAGACTTCCACCCAGGCATTGAGATGGCTGTAGGTGGTTGGTTTGGTCCAGGTGGTTTCAATAAACACTGGTGTGAGAACTGGGAGTTTAAGAAACTAATGAATGATGATCTAGGTGTTGCTACAGGTGAACAAGGAACTATCTTACGTTACACAAGAGAGTCTAGTTTAGCTGATGCTGTTCTTAAACCACTAGAAGACTATCTACATGGTCTTGCTTTTACAGGATATATCGATGTTAACTGCATTATCGGTAAGGATGGTACTCCTTGGCCTCTTGAGTTTACTATGCGTCCAGGCTGGCCGTTGTTCCAAATACAGCAGGCAGTGCACAAGGGAGACCCTGCAGAGTGGATGCTCGACTTACTCAACGGAAAAGACACTCAAAAGGTTAGTACTGATGTCGCTTGCGGTGTCGTTATATCTATACCTGATTATCCTTATTCTCGTTTAACAAAGAAAGAGTGTAGTGGTTATCCTTTGTTTGGTGTAACAGAAGAAGACGTAGTCAAGAACATTCATCTATCAGAAGTACAATGGGGTAAAGCCCCTGACATGGTTGATGGTGAAGTTAAGCTTAACGTACCTATGTATGTTACTGCTGGTGACTATATCTGTACTGTTACTGGTACTGGTAGTACTGTAAGTGATGCTCGTGAACGTTGTTACAAGACAATCAAGTCTAAGATCGAGATCCCAAACAGTATTATGTACCGTACAGACATCGGTTGTAGACTTGAAAAGCAACTACCTGACCTATGTGAGTTAGGATACTGTGAGGATTTAGACTATGAGTAACTTACCTCCTATTCCACAAGACCAAATCGGTGAGAACTTTAAATGGAGAGACTGGTTTAGGTCACTGGCGTCGTACGTATCTGGTGGAGCATCTGGTTCTTTTAAGACTAGTGATGTTCCATCTAAAACAGTTACTGTTGTTAACGGAATTATTACATCTATTAAATGAACCTAACACTAAAACGATTTGAATATGGGCCTAATTATACTATTGGTCGCTTATATAATGGTAATACTAACCTTTGTTATATACTTGAAGACAAGCATAGACAAGTAGATGGTAAACCAGTAGCTGAGTGGAAAGTACAAAATGAAACAGCGATACCAACAGGTACCTACAGAGTGGTCGTTGACTACTCCAATCATTTTGGCAGAGAACTACCACATATACTTGACGTGCCAGGCTTTACAGGTGTTAGAATCCATACAGGTAACTCTGATAAGGACACTGAAGGGTGTCTATTAGTTGGAACTGCATGGTCAGGTACTGACTGGGTAAGCGGTTCTAAGGATGCTTTTGATAAAGTGTTTCCACTTATTCAAGAAGCTATCGCTAACAATGAAGCTGTAATATTAACTATTGAAGGTTGATTATGATTTTAGAAAGCCTACTGGCCTCGACAGCGTTTCCACTTGCATTAGATCTTGTTAAACAAGTAACTAATAAATGGTTTGGTCTGTCTGTTGATGATCAGATTAAGATGGACAATGCTCAAGTCGAGAAGATGAAAGCATTAGCACAACTTGATAATCCATACGGAACACCAAGTCAATGGGTAGTAGATCTAAGAGCATCGTTTAGATACCTTGGTTCTATCCTTGTCATTGGCATTGGTGTATTCATTATTGCTAGTCTACCTGCTCAGTTAGAAGCTGGGTTAAGTCTAGTAACAATGCCGTTTGGTTTTATCTTTGGTGAACGTTTGATCCTGTCCTTTAAAGGGCCAGGTAACAAGTAACATATAGCCCGCCTAGTCAGCGGGCTTTTTTCTATGTGGACAGTCTCTTCCTTGATTACAGTTGTCATTACAACAACCTGCTTCATCTACTTTCTTCTTCTTGAAGATAGCGTCCCAGTTGTTATCAAACTGTTCTTGGTCTTTAGGCAAGATAGGTCTGTCTCCTTTCCCACCAGGGTGTTTATTAAACATTAGAACTCCTCATCATGGTACCAGAAGAATAGGAATCGAATGAAGCCCAGCTCAAGCATGGCAACAAAAGCCGGGCCATTCTCATCAAACCATTCATCTGTGTATTGAATTCCGAGGCCGAAGCCCCGGATAAACTCTACCGCTAGTGCGTTAAACAAGTTCACACGCTCCACTTACACACGCAAGTTCATGCATGTTAACAGTGGCATCATCTACTTCAAACTTATCGAACTCATTCCAATCTAAATCAGGGAACTCTTGTTCAGCTTTGTAGTACTCAGGAGCTGTACAGTCTTGATATGGAGCTTGTTGATATACGTGATCGTTATATGGTAAGAAGCTTACACCACCGATGTCATCGAAGTTCTTGTAAACCCATGCACCTACTTCCATCCACTCATGTTCACGAACGTATACTGTAATAGATGGATTGTGTTCACACCAGTACTTCTTGAACTTCAAGTAGTGTTCTAGTTGTTGAATTGCATTCCATTGCTTACGAGTGATAGAACCTTGAGGAGCTTTCTGTGGGAATGAGAAGACAAGATTGCTGTCATTCATCACATCTACTTCGCAGGGTACACCCTTCTCTTTAAGAAAGATGGCAAGAGGATCTTTAACGTCTGCTCTAACAGTACGAATATAGTAATCACTATGCCGAGGATGTATCCCAGAGGCACTATCGACAAGTTGAGAAACAGTTCCTGAAGGTTTAACCGTAGTGATTGCTGCCGACTGTGGAATAGATAACTTATCAGCCCACTCAGCATTAGTTTTAATTGATACATCTTTCATTTCTCCTAACCATTTATCAGGGTCATTAGCTAACGTTTCGTTGTCAAGGATACCTGTAAGTGATACACCTAGTAGACGTTCCTCTTCTGCGTTACGTTGCCATACCTTTCTTACATACTTGAAGTCGGTGAGAGTGCTTTGAAAAGTCCCAAGGATTGAAGCAATCCGAACCTTTCTTTGTATGTCTTTGAGTCCATCACCGCTGCGTACAACGACTTCTGTAAGGTTACAAAATCCATTTGGTCTGAGGATGATCTCGCCGCAAGGATTCGTTCCAAACTCGTGATCAAGGCTTCTACGTCCTGTAGATTCTGCTTGCTTAATTGCAGAAACTCGATTAAAGATTCCACGTTCACCACTCTTACTGTCATATAGTGACTGCCATTCCTTCATGAAGATACCAATGTCCGGCTTCTCAGTGTATGCTACTGAGTTATTGGCTAGAGCACGTTGTTTCTCGTCTTCCCACCAAGCACCATTCTTTGCGTTACGCATACGTTCATCAGTTAAGTTAGATAAGCTAATCAAAGCTGATCGTCTTACACCACCTACTACTACAATCTGTGCAATCTTACAAACTAAATCATGACATTCAACACTGGACAATCTACGTCCAGCTGCTTTAGTATCAGCGACCGAGATAACAGTTCCAGTACGAGTGAATTCACTAGCGATTGTTGGGAGCTTAGAGACGAATTGTCTTTCAACTGAGAATCCTAATCCTGTTCCGTTCATAAGAATAAACATGGCTTCATCGAAGGCACGTACATCATCGATAGGTAAATAGGAACAATTATAACCTGCGATGTTATCACGATCTAGAGCTGGTCCTGCTGTCATAAGGGCACGCATGGATGGCATAACTTCTAGGTCATGGATAGCTTTGTATACTTCATCATACGGAAATAGATCACCGTATTTGTTCTTCCAGAAATCACAGTATCTGGTTACTGTCTCAGGCCAAGTCTCACGTCTTCCCTTCTCTGGGATCCAACGAGCATAGCGTGATTTGTGAATGTAGGTTTGAAAGTCGTTCATTAATCTTCTAATTCTTCTTCTAGGT